GAGCTAGAAGACGTTCTAAGTTATTGACAAGAGCGAAGGAGAGAGCATTAAGAAGAATGGCTAGTCCAAAAGTATTGCAAAAACGGGCTCAGAGAAGTGCTAGAAATATAATGAAAAATAGAATTGCTAAAGGACAAAGTATGGCATCTATGTCTCCTGCTCAAAAAATGATGATATCAACAAGATTAGATAAGTTTTTACCCAAAATTAAAAAAATGGCAAAACGACTAGTAAAAGTTAAAAGATATCAAGAATTGCAACGTAAAAGAAAGACAAAGATAAAAACACCTGGACAATAAGGCTAAGTCATGAGATTAATTACAGAAATTACAGAAAATATAGAATATATTACAGAAACTATCAATGGGAAAAAGTCTCTATATATTCATGGACCGTTCATGATGGCAGAAGTGAAAAATAAAAATGGAAGAGTTTATCCCAAAGAAATTCTTATGAAAGAAATTCAGAGATATAATGAGAATTATGTTAACAAAAAAAGAGCATTTGGAGAATTGGGGCATCCAGATGGTCCTGGTATAAATTTAGAAAGGGTGTCTCATATGATTACCGAGCTGGAAGAAGACGGTAATAATGTTATTGGTAAAGCAAAAATTATGGACACTCCATATGGAAAAATTGTGCAAAATCTTATTGAAAATGGCGCACAGTTAGGCGTTTCTTCTAGGGGAATGGGGTCTTTAGAAGAAAAGGGTGGAACAAAATATGTAAAAGATGATTTTTATTTAGCAACAGCCGCTGATATAGTTGCTGATCCTTCTGCACCCGAGGCATTTGTTCAAGGAATCATGGAAGGAAAAGAATGGGTTTGGGAGTCAGGGGTTATTAAAGAAAAAGCTCTTTCGTTTATTAAAAAAGAAATTAACAAATCCTCTTCCATTAAACTAGAGAATGTAAAGTTAAAAGCGTTTAATAGTTTTCTTTCAAATCTATAATTATATAAATATAAACATGAGACAGAAAACAAAATTCTCACAAAATTAAGGAGTTATCAAATGTCAGAAGAAAACGTAATAGAGGAAACTCAAGAGGAAACTCAAGAGGATATTACAAATGAAGAATCTCAGGTACATGAGACTTCATATCCAGGTGCTGGAAAAAATAAAGAACCAATTAAAAAAGCTCCCAAAAAAGCAATAGATACGGGAGTAAATAACGAGGTTCCCGATGGGCCCAAACCAGATTTTACAAAAGGGGTGCCATCTGCTAAGAAGCGTCCTGCTGATAAAGGAGGAGTTTCTGAAAGTGCATCAAAAATGTCACTTATTAAATCAATTTATGATAAGTTAGACGAGATGAGCAAAGATGAAGTTGCTGAAATTCTCGGTGCGCTTAACGAAATTGATGAAGCCGAATTCGACGAAGAAGGTAATGAAATTGTTTCCGAAAATAAAAAAGAAACACGAGAAGTTGTTACTAGAGAAGAATTTGATTTAGAGAGTGATGTTCAAGCCCTTATTGAGGGAGAAGAACTGTCAGACGAATTTAAAGAAAAGGCGGCTACTATATTTGAAGCCGCAGTTTTTGCTAGAGTCAACGATGAAGTTTCCACAAGAATAGACAAACTCGATGAACAATATAAAACAGAACTTCAAGAAGCCATCGAAAATAACCATAGTGTTATGATTGAAAAAGTAGATGATTTCATGAATTATGTTGTTAATGAATGGATGCAAGAAAATGAACTTGCCGTTGATAAGGGCATTCGTTCAGAAATCGTTGAAGATTTTATGGTTGGTCTTAAAAATCTGTTTGTCGAACATTATGTTGATATTCCTGACGAAAAGGTTGATCTTGTTGATGACCTATTCGCTAAGGTTGAAGACCTTGAAGAGTCATTAAATTCTGAAATACAAAAAAACATTGATTCATCTAAAGACCTCAAAGAGTACAAAAAGATGGATTCTTTGTATATGGTTTCAGAAGGAATGACTGAAGTTGATCAAGAAAAAATGATTAAATTGGCTGAGGGTATTGGATATGAAAATGAAGATTCCTATACTGAAAAACTTCAGATTATTAAAGACAAGTATTTCCGTGCAGAAGAAACGATTAATCCAAAAACCGTTTTAATCGAAGATACACAAGATGATATGGAATTCAATGAAGAAAATTCTTCAGACGATGCAATGGCACAAGCGCCTGAAAATATCAAAAAATATGCATCAGCTATTTCTAGAACTATTATTAAATAACAATTAAGGAGATTTACACATGTATTTATCAGAGCAATTACAAAAAAAGTGGGCTCCTATTCTTGATCATCCAGAATTGGGAACAATTTCAGACCCATATAGAAAGGCAGTAACAACTGTTCTTTTGGAGAATCAAGAAAAGTCCATGCAGGAAGACAATCAAGTCCTTTCTTCACAAAATTTCTTGACAGAGGCCGGCCAGGCTTCAGGCTCATTCCCTGATCAGGGGGGTGTTGCAAAATATGACCCTATTATGATTTCTCTTGTTCGGAGAGCAATGCCTAATTTGATTGCATACGATGTTTGTGGTGTGCAACCAATGACTGGTCCTACTGGTCTTATCTTTGCTATGAGAGCAAGATATGTCACAATGAATCAGTCACCAGAAGCACTTTATAATGAAGCGGACACAAATTATTCTGCTAATTCTGGCATAGCCCAAGACAGCAATGTTCCGGGACTTCATATTCATTCTGATGGTACGGCTAATGCTTCTCAAACTTTAGTAAGTGGAGGATTATCAACTGCCGCAGGTGAGTCAATGACGCCTAATAACATGGCTTTCTCGATTGAGAAGGTTACTGTTACTGCGAAAACAAGAGCCTTAAGAGCGGATTACACAATGGAAGTTGCTCAGGATCTTAAAGCAGTTCATGGTCTTGATGCAGAAACAGAACTCAGCAATATTCTTTCCGCTGAGATTCTTGCAGAAATTAACCGTGAAGTTATTCGTAAGATTTACAGAGAAGCCAAAGTCGGTGCCCAAAATAACACCACAACTGCAGGTATTTTTGATCTTGACACAGATTCAAATGGTCGCTGGTCCGTAGAGAAGTTTAAAGGTCTCATGTTCCAGATAGAGAGAGAAGCCAATGAGATTGCGAAGAAGACACGTAGAGGAAAAGGTAATATCCTTATGACCTCTTCAGATGTTGCTTCCGCACTTCAAATGGCTGGAGTTCTTGATTACGCTCCTGCTCTTGACAGCAACAATCTTAATCCTGATGATGCAGGAAATACTTTTGTTGGTGTACTTAACGGGCGTTATCGTGTTTATGTTGATCCATATGCAGTAACAAATGATGCTAACTATTTTGTAGTTGGATATAAAGGATCATCTTCATATGATGCTGGTATGTTCTACTGCCCATACGTTCCGTTACAAATGGTACGTGCAGTTGATACAAGCACTTTCCAGCCAAAAATTGGATTTAAGACTCGTTATGGTCTTGTAAGAAATCCATTTGCAACTGGAGCTTCAGATAGCACAAGCTCAGGTAGTGCAGATATTAGTGCAGATAATGCTGGTGCCGCAGGCAACGAGTATTACAGAATTGTAAGAGTAAATAACTTAATGTAATTTTCTCTGAAAATTTAGATTATACATAAAGGAG